CCTGCCGGAGCTGTCGATGCGGGCGCGTTCAAGAGAATTTGCCCAGAAACCAAGAGAATTATCGTTGTGATCATATTGAAGCCGGCCAACAGCAGATGACCCACTATCTGCAAAAAAGACACTACCTGTTGTGGTTGCAGTAGAGGAGATGGTTATTCCAGCGGCACCATTCCTTTCAAAGTTGGCAACAGAAGCAGTTACTGGTGTAGCTGCCGAAGCACTGGACTCAACAACATGGAGAATATCGTTAGGACTCGTAGTGCCAATCCCTAGTTTCCCGTCCGATGTGATGCGGAGGCGTTCGGTACTTCTGGTTTCAAACCTGATGTTAGAGCTTGAACCTGCCCCACTTTGTCCAGCGAGGATTAAAGGCTGCGTAGCCGTAGTTTGAATCCTGGCTTCTGTAGCAGTTTGCTCAATCTTAAGAGGATTATTGGTTGAATCTTCATCCAAAAGGAGCGTGCAGTTTGTCCCAGCAGCCGTGTGGAGATGAAGCAGCGAACCAGGGTTTGCAGTACCCACCCCAACATTCCCACTACTATCAACAAACACCCGCCCAGTGCCATTAGTCGAGATGGCTACTTGATCTGCGCCGGGGGAGTAAATGCCGGTGTTATCACCTATAAAGGCAATAGAGGGTGAAGCAGCGGACCCCGCAGGAATACTAGATAATAACTGCGTGAGAGAAACTCTCTTATTAGAAGTATCAGAATCTTGTACTACAGGAAAATAATCAGCCCCAGCTAAGCTGGAAATAACAGAAAATTGAGATATTTTTTGGTTAGCCACGTTAGGTACTGCTCTCTAATTCGAGAGTGAATCCATCTTCTAACAAGATAACACCAATCGAATGAGGTGTGCCTGTTTCGAGGGTAAAGTAACCCTCAATATTAATCAGAACAGGAGGCTTAAGTTCGATAGCGTAACCAGATGTACTGATAGAGCGCCCAACCCTAGATAAGTTTGCTCTAAAAAGTGGCGAACCATATAACTGCTCGTAGAAACCAGAAGAGCTAACGAGCGTACCGGATTGAACCGGAGATACATATAGATCCTCACCAGGTATCAGATTGGAAGACTGTGCATAAACACCATCGTTATCTACTCGAACTAAGGAACCGGCTGCAGCCGTATCTAGCGCAATGCCGATTACCGGTGTTCTAGCTGAGGATGACGCTATAGACGGATAAAGTAAGTTGCCGGAAGAAAGGTAAACAGCATCCCCAGCGGTGATAGCACTACCTGCTGTAAAGCTAGAGATAGCCATTTACCTTTCCTAGATAACTACAGTTTAACGTCCTTGTCCGCGATATTTTTTCTTCCCACGTCGACGAGGGCGCGAGAGAACCGATTGACCGATTGAAGTGGTCTTGGGCTTGCGCTGGATGAGCTGGGTGTTCTTGGGCTTAGCCATCTAATAATAATAGTTGAGGCGTGGATAGTTTAGACGGAAACCCAGGCTGTGCCGTTCCAAATCTTGAGGCTGTTAGAAGTTGAATCCAACCAACCCGCACCAGGCGATACAGGACTTGGGGAAGCTGTACCAAAGGCGACAGCACGAGAAGGAGAAGATTCGTACCAACCGCTTGTAACAGCATCGTAGATAAACAGGCTGCCGATAAGCGTGTTGAACCAGATACTTCCGTCACGCGGGGGTGCGTTCTCCCCATTGCCAGACGGAGGTACCTCACTCTTGAGTGCGATGGCCTCAGCATTCGTCTGATACCACGCGGGATCTTGGATGCCGTTGCCACTGGCGTAGATGAACAAGCGACCCTCGTTGGTGTCAAACCAAAGAGCACCAGCCGAATAGTCGATGCCGGGCTCACCAGAGACAACGACAGAAGTTCCACCACCTGCTGTAGAGGAATTAACTGTTACAAGCTCGCCGCTATAAGTAACAGTCGTGCTGCCAGTGCCGACAAAGTGACCAGAAACTACGTTCTGGAAGATGGCTTGATAATCAGCGTTGAAAGTAAAACCGCCGTCCGATAAGTAGAGGCCAGAGCCTGCCGTATAAGTAACACCAGAAACGCTAGCAAGCGAGTTGTTTATAACTTGGAAATCGCCGCTTTGAGTTATGTAAATACCGGAACCCGCGACAATGCCGCTAGCACTGCCTCCTCCTCCTCCGCCGCCTTGTATGCCACTCATAGAGGCGTTCAGATCCTCTAGAGCCCGTACAACACCTTCAAAGTTATAAGGATAACCGTAGGGGCATCGAGTGTAAGTTGTTGTTCCCACGACGCCGCTTACAGTTGCTAGGAGTTCATCAATTACGGTAACAATGCCTTCAAAGTTTTCACTGTGAAGAGCACGAGGCAAACTACCGTGTAACGGACAGGCGGGTACGTTAACTTCGGCCATTTACAATCGTAACCCCTCCTGTATTCCCTAGTTTAACTTAGAGAGGAGGAAACTAAGCTTCTTAAAAGTTAGCTTAGCGGTTGACGCGTTCCTTTAAAACAAGTTTATCGACAGCCTCATGGAAAGCGAGTTCTTCAGCAAGCATCCAGGCAGGCATATTCAGCTCAGCAGCTCTCTTACGTAGCATCTCCCAGGAGAGCTCTGTTACGGGCTTGTCGTTCTTACTTGCCATCGATAACACCTAGTTTCAGAAAGCTTAGCAGACTATGAAGCTACAGGAAAACCCTTTAAGGATTCCATAGTGGCCACGCTCGCCGCTAAAGACTGCGTTCAAAAACTCCTTTCAAAAATTAGGGATACACCCGTAATTGGCTTCTAAGTAAATCCAGATAAATAAACTCAAAAATATTACTAATAATATATGCGCCATAAACAAAACGACTCAGGGCTCGCTTTTCGTAAAAACTTCAAAGGCGTTCGACAATCGGTTGTACTGGCTCTATAAATAGAAGATTGAATCCATAGCGAAAGCTGCCGAGGCCCTACCTTCTGTGCGCTTGGTGCCTTTTGTGTGCTAGGCTCATGGGTAAGAACAACAAAAACAGTGCCAACACCCCTGAATGACCCCCTGAGAGCCCTCCGGCTTCTCGGGTTGCTTGACCCTGTAACGCCTCCAGTCGACGTAGGTGAAGTCGTCGGCCACGAGTGCCGTGGGCACTGGAAGGTCGCCCACTACCAGCAGGCATCACTGTGGGAGTGCCAGTGCGGGCGATCGGAGCCTCTGGCGGTTGCTGCGGCTGACGGCTCTAGGATTCGACTGCCCGATGGGCTGCAGGCCTGCGAGGTCTGTCTTGACGAAGCCCAGGCAGCTAGAAGCAAATCAGCTTCCCTAGCAGCGTGGCTCGAGCGGAACCGGTACTGCTTAGACACCGAGCAGCACCTCTACCTACCCGACGACGGCGGTTACTGCTGGGATTCGGGGACTCTCGAGCGGACAAGACGTTTCGTTTTTAAACGGTTCTGGAAGAAATCTGTGGCATCTGGGAACTGTGTGCTCGTAAGGTGCTCTGATAAGTCCTGTATCAACCCACACCACCTATGGCTCGCTCCAAGCCCAGCCCTAAAGGTGATGCCCCAAACACGGGCACTCGTCATAGGTCTGAAGAGACGTGGCATTTCTTGCCAGGTGATCCAACAGCTTTTGCTCGAAAAGCACTCCTGCAAGCTATCGCTGAGATCGATTCAGCGAATAAAAGAAGAAAAACCAGCATCCAGAAACTGCGCTACCTAATCTATGAGCTACAATCCATCCAACCTGCCGAACTTACACAGTTGGCAGAGTCGTTAGGTCAGTCCTTAACAACCACACGCAACCAAATCCGACAACTTCAAAGGTTGGATCTGGTTATTCGCACTGAGTTTGAATCTCACACCCTTTATTGCACAAATGGTCGTTACAACCAGCTCATCGCATCAGCCATTGTCGAAGGTCTCTTCGACTAACGAACGGTTTAACACCCACAAACCGTGCCTCTGGCAACCTGAATTTGTTATTGATAACCTGCCGCCTTGGCTTTATACAGATAACGAGCCGCCTTCCTCTCTAATTGAATGTCAGGCAAAAATTTCGGCTGTTGAGTACACGATTAAGGATATTGAACTGCAGATAGAGATTGGAGAATTAGAGCTTCGGACGGGAAGCAGTCGACATCAAACCAATTTTGATTACGAAAAGTGGAAAACCCAAGCACTCAGGGCTAAACAGACACACTATTACCTGTTAAACGCTTACAAGTACTGGATGATCAAGAATAGCTCACAGAAGGTTGACACGGCTGAAAAACTACGTAAGCTGATCGAGCTTCTCGTTGAGGATCCGGCAGACTTTATCCAACGTGCCGCACTCTTACTAGACTGATTGTGTCAGCGTGTAACAAGCGCCGCGCTGACATCAAGGGGTGCGGTGTTCCTTTTCGCGCTTTCGGACCCGCAGTAATTCGCTCTGATTGCCTGGTACCAGGTGATTAAGGGGAGCCCCTTTTTATGCAAACAACAATCAAAGAACTCAAAGAAATCCGGGACATCCTCGCAAGCATCGATGTCTCCTTACAACTCTTAGCTACCCAAGATCCCACGAGGCGTACTACAGAGTTTGTCAGTAAAAAAGTAATCTGTCAACGCCTTGCCATACCATCAGTTGCTTTAGACAAACTGATTTATCAAGGCCTTGTTTCGGGCGGTGATCACGGTCTCGTCGAAGGAAAACATTACTGTAAGCTTGACCCAACGGAGCAAAACAGCTCTAAGTTCCTCTACGATCCGAACACAGTAATTCAATCAGCTTGGGAGTCATTCAAAAATGTTTAATCTTTCTAAAAACGCCTCACGCTTATCTCGTCAGTTGTTTAAAGGAACTGAGGTAGAGAACAAAATAGCTGCGGGTGTTTTACGTACGATTATTTCTGATATAACGCGCCTGTATTTTGAGAACAGACGGGCTAAAGGAAAAGGCATCCTTGTTTTTAATCCTGAAGACCCTGACAAAAGCCGCTATGTAACCTTGGCGGATATCGAAGACGATATTGCTTTAGCTCAAGAAGCTATGAATGAAAACATGGTGACGATGCTGAAGAAAATGGCTAAGGTTGTTGAAAAAGAAGCAGAAGCAGATCTTGCGTTAGTCGCCATGATTCAGGGTAGCGAAATCACTGTTCACTTATTAGATTCTGAATCAGCAAACGAACGAATTGATCAATTAAGCAATGGTATTATCTACTGAGGATTATGTAACTCCGATTAGCCTAGCCGCCACCACGGCGGCTTTTTTTGATGGACAGATAGATTTAGACCCAGCTTCTAGTGAACATGCAAATAAAGTTGTACAGGCAGAACGCTTTTTCGACTGGAAACAAAACGGACTTACGCAATCCTGGAAGGCTAAGAACCTTTATTTATACCCACCCAAGGACGTTCTTCTGAAGGATGAGCAACCGAAGAACACTAAGTTATTTCAGAAAGTAACTATGTTTAAGAAATCGAGCCAGAGAGTATGGCTCGAGCTTGCTTATCACAAGTGGTTGAGGAAAGAATTTGATCAGGGAATAATCTTTCTAACTTCTTCCGAAGTAGCTTTGATAGTTACACAAAAACTAGATTTTGACTTCCCTCTCTGTGTTATGAAAGAAAGACCTAAGTTACTGAGGGACAGGGAAGACTTGAAACCACTTAAGAAAGCTAAAGTATACGGATTTATATTATATTTACCTAGTATAGATAATATAGAACAGAGTGTACTAAAGTTTATGCAGTTCTATAGTAATCTTGGTAGGATTTACTATTGAGTGAATCACGAGTATCCCAATCTTCATCGGGACCATACTCATCTCCAGTACCAAAGCCAACCACACGGCTTTTCTGGAGATTTTGACGAGCCTCCCTCATCTTCTCGCGAAGTACCTCCCGTGAGGATTCTTTAAAAATCTCACCAGCTAAACGGAAGGCTTTAGTCGACTTTTCGACATGTCTCGCCCTCCGTTCAATCTGTCGCTCAACCCGACGCTCCGGTGAAGTTCGTCTTAGTTGAGCCATCTTTTATCAAACGTTATAAGTGTACTGAGCTTTACCCATCCCAGGATCCACAAAATTTGCAGATACTTCGGCTAGATCGCCCGGACGCCCGTAGATAAACTGGCTTGTTTGTCCGGGGTTAGTCGCGTACTTATCGATATACGACAACTGAGTAGCGCGACGCTCGGGAGTTAAGATATCATCGATGCTGTAACCAATTTCCGCAGGGCTAAAATCGCCGTAGCGAGGGAAGTGATAGACAGGAGGATTCTGAGCATATGCTTGGAACTCAGGATCGCGCATATTGCTGTAGTCCTGGATCGCAGATTTTTGGCGCGTATCTAAACGGTTATAGTATTCGTCAATATTAGGACTGAAGTTTTTAAGTTTCTTTTGCCACTCATTACTTAATTGATCCATAATTTCGTTATAACGAGTCACAGCACCTGCATAGGTACTAGCCGTATCTTGTCCAGTCGCCTTATCAATATCTCCAAAGACTTTATAAACGTCTTTCATAGCATCCTTCATTGCTTCCTTATAAAAACTCTCAGCACTACCACCTCCGCCACCACCGAACGAGCCTATTAAGCTGCCGATGCTGCCGGCTAAATCAGCAGGGTCGAACCCTCCGCCCGAAACGCCCCACTGAGGGTTTGAAAAAGTGCTGCTGACAGAACTAGGGAAACCTCCCCCAGTGATCGACGCATCACCGTCGAAGATACCTGTAGCGACTTTACCGGAGGAGTACATAGCCAGCTTTCGTTATACCGATTATAGAGCTATTAACCAACAATCATGATTGGTTTACTAAAGGCAGCCTGAGCGCTTTTCATAGCCTCTGCAATAGCAGTTTCTGTTTCATTTTGATATTGTTTTTGTTGCATTATTGAATCACGCTCTGCTTGACTTAGCATGGTTTGCTTTAAAAGGGTTTTTAGTTGATCCACCTCATCTATAAGTTCCTGGTTCTCAGAACCATCTGAATCGCTAGTCTGAACAGACAAAAGAGCGAGTTCTTCCGGAGTAAGCTCAACATTAAACTCTGTCCCTGCTTCTAGGTTTTTCCTTAAAAAATCTGCCAGAACTGGATTTAATTTATTTAAAGCTTTAGTTGAAAGAGTACTTTTTTGAGCGGTAGTAGAAGGAAAAGATACTTGATCACTAACTTCTCGGGAGCGATCAGGATCCGGGTATTTAGTGCCGTCTACAAAACCACCGCGTGTTTTTGCGAATTTAAGTAAACTTTCTAAGGATTTTGAAGGTTGTCCATAATAACTACCTCCTTTAAGTGTTGGAAAAGATGCCCAGGTAGAAGCGAGTTTATTAAGTGTCTTAGCTGAAATAGGGTCTTTCGCAGGATCGACTCCGCGATCACGCATAAGCTGCAGTGCTGCAAGATCCTGAGAACGAGGCCCAAAATCAGGTAGACCTAAACGTTTTTGTAGAGGAGACCAGGTTCCAGGCATAAACTGGTACGCACCTGCAGCCGCACTTGCGTAACCACCTGATTTGACAACTCGATCAGGATGCCTAGAAAGATCTTTTATAGGTTGATAACCGAAGGTAATGTTGTAGCGACGACCCTGAGGGCCGTAAGTTCCCTCAGCCCAGGCAATAGTATCTAGCCACGCCTGTTCGTTTGGTGTAATTTCCCGGCTCACGGGTCCCGCTCATCTTCGTCGAATATCTCTATATTAGTGTCTACGGCCACGCCGATTTCCTCCATAACTGACTTATAAGCTCTTTCTCTACAAACAAATCTAAATATAGTTTTCCAAAGATACTGATCTCGGTCTTTACCGTTTAGGGCGTGTGCTGCATTTTTAATACGCGTAAGCGTAAAGTCATCCTCGAGCGTGAGAAACACCTCCATATGGTCAGGCCCGGTTGACACGGCGGCCTCCGCTTCTAATAAAAGTCTAGCGGCAGAAGACTACCCCGATTACCAGGATTTGCAAGCCCAATAACGAGCTTTTAATTTGCTACCAGGTTCATCACAGTTATGACGTGCTCTAAAACTGGCTCTACGCCCTTCGATGTGCTTTTTAATAGTCATGTTGGGATCTCCAAAGCGAACAAGGCGAACCTCGTTCCCTTCCTTCGCCGCCACAGCGAATTTCTTACCTCCGTCCGAGTCTCGGCGGGGCTTGTTGTACCCTTCGAAAACCTCGCCAGCAAGCCGGATCCGGGCCAAGTTCGATACCCCTAAGTCTTAGGTTTATAATAGCGTCCGAAATCTTAAGAAACAATTTTAAGGTAGGGCACGCAGTCATACAGAAGGAAATCCTGCTAATCTCTTCACGTTGAGTTTATTCACTTCCTCTAATTCGATGGAATCTGCAAAGCTTCTGACAATTGCTCAGACCGCTGATCTCCTGAATTGCTCTGCAGGCTTTGTCCGTAAGCGCATTTCCCTCACCGAGTCCAACCAGCCCGGCGGCTGGCCTAAGAGCATCTTCGTTAACCTGCAGCCGAACGGCGTTAAATCTCTTTATCGCATCAAGAAAGACGCACTTGAGGATTACCTGAAGGGTCAGTCTGAAGAGGTTAAAGTAGAGGAAACTGTTGCGGCAGGCTGCAGCCTGTGAGTTGAGCTGATGACTTCCTCGGATCTCGGATCTATTTTCCAAGCTACCTTTCAGCCCCCCACAGAGGAGGTTGTCACCGAGGAGGTCATCGTCACAAAGGAGGCAAACACCCAGAATTTGGTGTACAACCTGATTCGGTACGCCTCCTTTTTATATCAATTAAATACCCAAGCGCACTTACTGCACATCAATATAGAAACTCCGATTTTCCTCTCCATTCACGAATTTCTTAAAGAACAGTACGAGCAGCACATCGCAGACTTTGACACCGTAAGTGAGCTTGTGCGCAGCATGGACTTCTTGCTGCCTATGTGCCAATGCGGACTTATGGATGCTTATAAAGAATTCGACTCTGTAGGATCGAACAACGCAAGGGAAGCGCTTGTTACCTACATTAAAAACCTCGAGAAAGGAGCCTTCATGGCCAAGGATATTATCCACATGGCTCGTGAAGTTGATGCCCCTGATGTTGAAAACGAGTTAGCAGTCATCCTCAACCACGGCTTTAAGTCCGCCTGGATGCTCAAAGCTACTCTGCGTGAGGCAGCTCTGGTCTAAACTAGAGCCCAGCCACCGGCATAAGCGACATAGAGCCCACTGGGGGACCCAGTGTTGTCTGCCTTATATCTTAGTGATCCGCTGGGTCCGGAACCGGTTAAAGACCCAGTGACAATAGTCGCACACGGCACACCGGTTGCAGTAACGACATTCTCTGCCAGAGAAGCGAAATCAGCAGAATCAGCCGAGCCAGCTAAATCTGCATAACCTGCCCCTATTTTTATCCAGGAAGAACCGTCCCAAACTTTGAAATAATTAAAAACTTCTGAAGAATCTGTCCACGTCTCACCTACTGAGTTTCCAGCTAAACCTACGGGTGAGGAGTTAGGAGCTGTAGTTCCTAGATGATTAGGGCCTACTTTTCGGATAGCACCGGCAGAATCTTTAAAATAAAAGCCAGGTTCACTTCCACCGAAAGATAAAGCTGGTTCTCCGACTTGTACAGTGGTTCCGCTAGGGCGATCGGCTGAATTACCGGATCGCTTTAAAAGAAGAATAACAGGTGTGGAAGCCATAGGCTAGTAGGTGCCTCCGTTGATATTTGAAGGGTATGATGCAGGAGGGATCACTACACCAAAACTGTAGGAGCCGCCGTCATAAACTATAGTTGCTCCACTGACTAAAACACCGTAGCTATAAGATCCTCCGTCCACCTTTGGAGTTGTGTCGGGATCTGGGGGAGCGAAGGGATTGTACTGATCGATAGAAAATATCTCAAAGCCACTGGCGGCCATCGCTGTTGAAGTACCCGATGCAAGCGTGTCAAAGTTCAGTGCTTTGACCATCGTTGGGTGCATATCCGGATACATCATGTGCACAGGCACAGTGTTCGGGGACGGAGAATACTTCTCCCACCACCGGAGATGCTCCTGACGATTCTCAAATGACGTTTGTTTGGCTAGGTTTACCTCAAACTGTTCTCTGTACCGATCATCCATAGGCTCATCTGTGGGCTGAGCCAGCCAGGGGTCAAGATAATCTTGGTACCCGAAACGCTTCCACATGTCCCATAGTGAAGCGTATATGTGTTTGCAGAACCGAGGAGCAAAATAAAATAAATTAGGATCCGAATAAGACTTAGCGTTATCTGTATAAAACGGTAGATTCAGAATATTTTTTACATACAGGAAACCGAAGTCTCGTGTAAAACCAGGTAAGTCTCGCGAACCAACCGTTCGATTAGGGTCGTAATCTTGTCCGACATCGTAAAGACCTGGTTTAGCGTCTTGAGGTAGCGTGTAGGGATAACGACGCTTGAGGCTGTACTTATATAGATTAAAGTCTTCACGAGCAAGGTAATCCGGACAGTTACAACTGAAACGCATCTCAGTTGTGAAGTAATCTCCAGGCTGAGGAAGACTAACCGCCGGAGCTTTAAGGGTAGTGTTATCAATAACGCTCCAACTGTTATCAGAGCTAGTAGAAATAAACAGGCTGTTGAATACGGGAGCAAAACTCGGAGTCAGTGGCGTCGTACCTATTCCTACACCAACGATTGTGTAGTTGTTGTAAGAAGTTTTTTCAGTGCCATCTGCGTTGAATCGATCGGAAACTACCTCCCCCGTAAAGAAAGAAATAGGAGGTCCGAAATTACTCGACAATTGAACTGCGTAAAGATCTTCGCCGGTTTGAGTAACTGAGAGAATCGAGTAGCCAAAATCAAGAAAGTTAAAAGAATCGCGAGGTCGAATCGCGACCATACGCATTGCCATGTCTTGCGACATGGACGGATACATATAACAAATCCCAGGCAACGCAGCACCAATGCCGGCTGTGCCTGATGTGTAATAACGAAAGGAGTAATTTAAGCCTACGTACGCCTGGTTGGAGTACATGTACAGCTCATAACCACGGCGCCAACGTGTCCAAAGCGACGCGTAGTTATAGTCAAAAAGTATGCTGAAGTCTTTTAAATTAAAGTCAGGCCTAAACTTCCGCTTCCAGGGCATTGGCCGTGAAAGCTGATGATTAGTACTAGCTCCTTCAACGCCTTTAAATGAGAAGCGCGATTTTTTTGGTTGGTGGTCGTGCCAACCAAAGCTATCGCCTCCTCGTTTAGCCACGGATTAATAGAAGCCGCCTTGAGCCAGAATGGTAACGCCAGAGGGACTCAGACCACCAGAGACAGCTGCAGGACCTGCCCCTAAATAACCGATACACAAAATGTAACCTTTTTCAAGGTACAACCCTTCCGACTTACCGACTTCAATCGGACGGGCAAGGTTGGTGTCCCCTACTTGCGGAGTAGGAGCAACCATCGCGGGTAACTCCACTCGGTGAATAATCCCCTCACTATCACCAGAGAGACCGATCTCTAGCTTCGAGATCATCAACGACGCAGAGGTTGAAGGTGCTGCCTGGTTGGGCGCATACACATAAACCCCAAACGAAGCGGAACGAACGCCTCCGTTATTCGGGTAGCCCTCATTAGGGACTACAAAAATGTCTTCAACGAGAGCAGCGTCCTCGGAAGGAATATCGCCTACACGGACTAACTGAATCAGATCTCCGAAGTTTGGGTTCGTAGGATCTACGGTTGTGGTGGCATTATTAATCCGACAGCCCCTTAAAAAAGGGCGGTCTACCATTAAAGGCTGCTTGTTCGTTGAAGTACTCGCCATGTCTAAATCAGTTAGTTAGTTTGAGTTTACACTCAGAAAAGCCGTTCGCCTTTAAAGGCGCGGGTCATGTAGTCACTGTCAGGTTGCATCTCAAAAGCACGCTTTTGATAAGCAGGAACAACCTTAGCCAAAAGCTCTGCGAGCTTCTCTTTTTCACTATCAACTTCTCCCACGGTTGATTCACCTCCGACAATCAGAGGAGTTTTTTCGCCAGTGGTGAAAGGGTTGATAGAGCGATCCTGGGAGAAGTAACCGCCAAGATTCCGTCCGGCGGGACGAAAACCCTGAACACCATACATGTAAGGGCCACTAGGTAAACCTTTTTGAGCCCGGACAATATCAGCAACGGCGGCTGCTATTTTTGCCACGTGGCTAAGGCCTTCCATAAAGCCTCCACCTTGATACGAACCACCTGGAAAATCCTTTGGAAGCTCGGGAGTTGGTTCAGGGGTTTCGAGCAAATCACCAGGATTTACGCCTAGAAGCGGTTCAGTCCCTAAGGCGAAATTAAAGTCGGTGTAGGACATGGCTTAACTTCCTTTTTAACAGTTTACTATTAATAACCTGCGTACATACGGGAACGAGGAGCCATCCGCTGAATAAGTTCCTGAGTCCGCTGTAAGTAAGGCTGAGGCATAGGCTCAGTGGCTTGGGCTAAGTCCGAAGCACCAGGATTACCTGTTGCAGCCGCTTCGCCACCGAAAATGACGTTGCCCGTTACGTTGGCCTGAGTATCAGAACCCAGTTGTGTCACAGGAGTCTGTGTAGTCACGGATTCGCCTGTTTGTTCGCTGAGATCCGGACGCTTCATCATTTCCTGTTGCAAACGATAAGCCAACGTGGGGTTGCTGAGTGCCCAGTTACCGAGCCCAGCCTGTTCCTCAGGAGTCATACCCTGCGCTGTGGCATAACCACGCATGTAATCGGCAAGCTCAGCTCGTTTGGGAGCAGCTGTAGCTGCTTCTTGCGCATACTGCTTAGCTAAAGAATTAACGAGGCCAGCAGCAGGGATAGCTTGAGCGGCTCGAGCTTGATCGGCACGGTAGGCTTCGACAGAGGTGTAACGCTCTGGCGACATAGGCATCAGTGCCTTAGCAGCTTCACCAGCCAAAGGATCAGTCTGCTGAAGAGCAGCAACAGCTTCTTGGAGTGCTGCGATATCGGGAGTAGCAGTAGGGGTGCCCGGAGCACTAGGGACTCCGAAAATCCTTTGATCATCGGGAACGCCAGGTGCGTTGCCAAGATCACGGCCATCGTCTTCTCCGAACAGACGACGAGCAACGTTAGGAATTTGAGTACCTGCTGCTAAACCACCTGCAAGGGCGAGGGCACGCTTAGCAAGAGCAAGCTTGCTGAGATCGCCCATTTGAATGCCGCCAGCAGCATTACCTAAGAGGTTGCGGGCGTCTTCAATAACACGCACATCAACGGGAATATTCTCTTCAACCGCAGCTAAACGGCCACTGGGGCTTTGGACTAAAGCTCCACCAGGCTCATAAACTGCTGTAGCTAAAGGCCTGGTAGGTACCATACCTCCGCCAGAAGTTGCACGTTGAACAGCGGTATTAAGATCCGCTCCCTCTCCCAAATACTTAAGAACATCGGTACCGCCAGGCTCCACTAAGGCATTGAGGAGTCCGCCACGGTTGATTCCATAGAAGTCCTCGGCTTTAGTAGCTAAATCGCGGATCGAGCTGAAAGTACCAGGATCAGTTTGAGCTAAGTTCTGAGCTGTGCTGCTAAGGGCTACAGGCAAACCGGCAGGACGACGAGGACCTTCACTACGAAGAGTGAAATTAGGTGCAGGAGCAGACTCAAACAGATCTAACTGCCCAGCTACGGGGCGTGGTGGTAACTGCACAGTTTCACCAATACGAGGGCGGTTTAACTGTTGCAGAGTCTCTGCATTACGCTCAGTGAACTGACGCCTAGGCGACCAGGCTTGAGAACCAGCGCCGGGCTGAGTAAGACCTAATCGAAGTTGGGTTGGCTTCGCTGCAGGTTGAGCAGGAACAGGAGGTTTAGCGGGAGGGCGGTTCTGGATTGCTTCTCGTACAGTTCGCGCATCCTGAGGATTGAGTCCGCGAACGAAATCATTTACAGCATCCGCACCTTGCATCAAAGTGCGTGCGAAAGCATCTAGCAGATTCTTTTTAGCGGACACAGCGACTAAAAGGCCTATTTAATGAAAGTTTAGCGCCAATTAGCACGGAAGTACAAACGGTCAGAACGTGATACATCAGGAGGCCCAGGAATAGCTTGAATGAACTCTCCACCTGAGCGCTCAAACCTGTAACGGGATGCTACGGGGTCGCGATAGTTGGGTACATAGAGCATCTGAGCCAAGCGATCACACTCATAGAGATAGTTCTCACGCCACACGCGAGTAACCTCTCTCTTGTCCTGAATACTGATCGAGCGAGACACATCACCAAGAATGGTCTCTTGACGACTTGTAGCACGCCCGGTGGCTAGCTCAGTCAATCGCTCAGCTTCCTCACATCGTTCAATTTGTTGAACGATCTTGTCGTAATAGAACTCGGACGGGACGCTATTACAAGCCTCAAGAAGACGAGCGTAATCGCCAGCAGGGACTGTAGCTATGTTGTAACCAAGATGATACGCAACTCGACTGAAGTTAAAGTCATCAAGTGCGTAACCGAAAACCTGAGCAGGATTACGGCTTAGCTGATTAACAGCAGCGTAGATAACCTCTCGTTTGCTTGCATCAGTCGTTGTCGGCTGAAAGACAACGCCCTGTTGAGCCAGATAAGATTGGATCTGTTCTAACTCAAACTGAGATAACTGCGCCACAACCTAGTTACATACCCTTTACTTATTCTACGTACACGGAACCGGTAGCAAACACCTCCTCCCAATCAACTCGTTTAATCGATTGAAGTTGATCGAGCTTAGTAAAGCGTTCACCAGGCAGAGACTGACGAAGTTCTACGATCTCCTTAGCGGTTTTGATGCCTACGCCAGGCAAACACTGTGTTAAACCCTCAGGAGTCAAATTATTTAAATTAATCCTGTTATCAACAGGCACCTGAGGTTTGACAACGGCAGTTTTAGTGTCTTCTTCAACTACTTTTCGACGGCCACGGCGATTTGCAACCGGTTTGGCGTCCTCTTCCTCTGTTTTATCTTCTTCAAACTGAGTTACCTGGTCTTTATGGGCAAAAAAGACCTTCCCAGTGGTCTTAGAACGCACCATAAGGTACTCACCGTCGTCATGGATAGACAAAACATCAACTTTGACGCCGCTGGGACTGTAGATCGTGGTTGACATGCGATACGAACAGTATGTAGACAGAAGTTTATCTCAGAAAAGCCTAAAATAAAGTCATTACTGGCCTAAGTAAAACGGAGAACCGAGAAAAATGCCTGTAAATAGGATGGCGGGGCAAGCCGCACAGAAAATTGTTCGTGCTATCCCAGGATTAGGGGATTTTCTAGGTGCTGCAGCCGAATTAGTAAACCCTGAAGAACCGAACGCTGCCCAAAGAACGGCAAACGCTCTGATTGTAGGAGGTGGTGGTTTAGGGGTTAGTGCCGTTACAGGTGGTTTAGATGCTGTTCCCCAAATGATCGATCTAATCTCGGAATACACAGGTATAAAGGGTCCCGAAAAACTACAGCAAATGCAAAAGTGCATGAGAGCTGTTAACCCAGATAGGCACTTACGTGAAGTTGCATATAGCGCTAAAGGTGGCGCAGGTTACTGGGGCGATAACTTTACAAAAGATATACAGGCATGTCAGGCCTATACCACTCCTGGGGCAGCTATTAGGCCGACTTCATACTTAATGAGGGGCATACCGGGTCGTTTTTAACTATCAGAACTCCAGATACCTGCATCCCACATAGGTTCCTGAGGAGCTTTGATTATTTCTTCGGTTGCTTTATTAATAAAAGCAGCCCTTTTGGCCCACGTGTCTCCGCCAGAGCAGCCTTTCATCGGATTTAGGCAGCGTGGGTCATTAATCTGATTGCAAACTAACCCTGCTAAATCGAGCTCGTTACCTTTAGCGCCCGTGCGCCAGATATGTTGGCCGTTTAACCATGTTGCTCCGCAACGCTCACACTCTTTCCGATCTAACTTAAGGTCAGAAAACTCACGTTCCGCCATAGCAGACTGGCATCGGGATACGTCCTATTTACTCTGACAGCGAAAAGTAACTTCAGGACAATAAATTTAGATTAACTTTCAAATCCAAATAAAAAACCCCTCCCGAAGGAGGGGCTGATTTCTCTGTGTCCCGTCCTTAGTTTATCAGGAAGGGGAAGTAGAGGTGTACACGGAGGACTCGATGATGCCGCCGGGCTGCAGAGCGAGATCTTGACGCTCGGGGGGCTCATCGGGAACGATCCAGCAAACTTCGCAGATTGCCAGAGCTTTGTCCTTACCAGCCAGTTTGCCAGCACCAGCGCGGGGATCATAGATACCCGAACCTTGTGCCAGACCGGAAGCAGCAACGCCGCCCAGGTTGGTGGTGGTAAACAGTTTCCACTGAGTTTCAGCAGACAGAGCAGACAGGCTGCTGCTGTCGATGATGTTGGTGGAACCCACGCTGCCGTTAGCGATACGGCTGTTCGAACCGGTGAGGGAGGTACCGAACTGACCCGACACAACGGTGGTGGTGTTGAAAAGACCTTGGCCCACGGCGGGGATCAGGGTCAGTTGAGGAGTAGCCGAACCGCCGGCAACGCCGGAGCTGACCACATCGCCACCATCCACACGGAGGGAGGTGCGGTACACGTAGGCACCTGCAGGCACCTTGATACCATCGGTGATGTCCGCCCGCACATCCTTTTGGAAGTCGGGAGAAGGAACGATCACGCTGGCATTCAGGAAGGGCTGCTCAGCGCTGTTCTGACCAGAACCGTAAGGCTTGGTGTAGTAAGACAGCTGGTTAGTGGTGCCGAGAGCCTGATAGCTCAGGTCAACATAACCAACAGCCTGCTGGGCAATCCAACCGGGACGGAACACCACACCGACAGGACCGCCGACAGGCTGACCGGTCAGATTGGTGGAAACACCGTTCGCGTTGTCATACTGAACGGTTTTCTCTTCGTGCCAATAACGAAGAACGTTGGTGTAGTTACCAGGATAAATCTTGGCAACGTGCAGCTGATTAGAGTTAATAGCCATTTTTAGTTACCTCCTCAAGCGTCGAAAGAGTAGGCAACGGTGACGAAATCAGCGTTCAGGAGTTCGAAACCTGCGTACAGGCTCCAAATCATCATGATGAAACGGCTGAAGTCATCATTGTTGTTGAGCAGCACCTGGGCGTTGTTACCGCCGATGCCCACGCCAACAGACTGAGGACCGAAGAACATACCAATTGCTGCGTTGTAGTCAGCAGTGGTAGAAGCAATGGTCGCATTCTGCGTTTGAGTAGGCATGTTGGTGCTTTCGAAGAAGCGCACGCCTTCAAACACGAAGCCGGTGGGCATGATCGGTTCGCCGGCCACGAAGGTGGCTTGACCGAAGCCCTGACCCATGTAGAGAGCAGCGTTGGGCTGCATCCCGGACATGAGGGGGTTGATCTGACCGTTGCCAGGATAACGAGCAACTTCG